TTCGGTTCCTACGACGGACGTCTCGAGAAGTCTCGGATGATACGTTCCCTTAAAAGAATGTTGATTCCCGTAAAAGCAAGTCTTTCTGCCATTCAAATGCGAATGGCAGAAGCCTTGATAATCTGCGTCTCAGAACCCTGGTATGCCTTCGAAGGCGTCCTTGTTTCTGTCCCTGGCTCTTTAGCCAGTGGAGTTTGGGTTACCCAGTTTTTAGGTAGTGATATGACTCATACAATGCTGTATGAAGCTTGGCTCTTTACTGTGCCAGTTGAATATAGTAGTATGTATCATTTCAAAACCTTTGTAAGTTTACGAGTGATGGGCGATGACCACATTGTGGCCGTCGTCCCCGCGATGACTAAATATTACAACGGCGTGACCGTGTGCGACTATTTTGCTAAACACAAAATGGAATACACATCACCCGAGAAAACTGGGAAACCTGAATCTACTCTCCCACTCACTGACATCGGTTTTCTTAAAAACAAAACCGGTTGCCAGTGGGGCATGTACATCCCGTTAATGGAATTAACGGCTGCCATCGAACCAATGAATTGGATTCGAAAACATCCTATGATGACTGATGATGAACTTACTGAAGTTAATGTGAATGGCTGCTTAAGAGCTCTCTTTTTCCATGGAACTGATATATATAACAAGATCAGAACCAAGGTATTAGAGAGTAAGCCATCGTATAATCTACTTCCCTATGGTTATCTCCGGGCAACTTTCCAGTCATATGGAAATTTTCCCGGAGCTGAACATGGGGAGGCTAGCTTCTACGATCTTACCGGTCTTCCAACTGGGGAAGCAACCGTGAATGAGGAAGTATTGAACTTGAAAAAGTTTTATGCTACCGCAATCATGGCTGAACCCCATATGGACGACCGGGAAGTTCCTAACTCCCGTAAGTTCACCATCCCAACCATAGAATGTCTTTCTGAAAAAGATTTATATGATTTCGATGACGAACAACCTCTCTCCGACACAACCCTCCAACCCTTCGACCCCCGACAACCTGACATAACCGCAACAAATGTAAATTATTTTAACACAACCCCTCCCGAAATAACTGTCCTCCTCCCTGCGCCGTATTACTGTTCCTACTGCATTCACCAATGCCGGAATCTCAATGAGTATCTGCAACATCTTTCTTCAAAGAAACACAAAGCCCATCCAGTAGTTAAACGCATCCGAAACGAAAACAACAACCGAACAAACCAACCTTTGCCCGTAACGAATTCTCCTGTTAATCAACAAGAACATGAGATAGAGACCACCCCTTCCGCTTCAATCTTAGAAAATAAACAAGCCTTAGTCTCCTCTCCTGAACCCCAAATGAACCCTG